CTCAACGCGAGGAAAGCGCCAGACAACGCACCGATCACAGCGACCAGCCCTGTAACAGCCGTTGTGGCCGCTGCGATACCCGCCACAAACTCCTTATTTTCGCCGGCAAACGTCGCAAACTCGCGGATGACCGGCGTAACTGTCTCCATCACGTCTTCCAAAACAGGCAAGAACGCTTCGCCGAGTTCCACCCGCGCTTCGGCAAGCGTCTGGTTGAACGTCGCCTGCGTGCCGGTATACCCTGTCATGGCCTTGTCGGCATTGCCTGCGAACATTGCAGCCTCTTGCATGATGCCATTGTAGGCGGCTTGTATTTTTTCCGCCTCTGTCAGCGTCGCGGCCGTCTTGCCGATCGTTTTTGCGTAGCGCTCGTACATCACGGAAAGGTTCGTCGTGATCCCGGCGGCATCCGTTAGGTTGGAGTTGCCCATTTTGATACCCTGGGCAACTTGCCGGATCGCTTCATCCCACTGCAGATGGGCTTCGCGGTTGTACACCGCGGCGTCGGCGGTTGCGATAATGATGTCGCGCGTCTGCTCAAGCGTAAGACCGGCTGTCAGGTAGGTTTTGACGGTGTCAGCCAGCACCGCCTTGTTAAGACCCCAGCGGTTCGCCAGTTCCTCAGCAAGGTCGATGGCCGCCTCAACATCGACATTCGTCGCGCGTGCGACTTCTTCCAGACCGCTGTACGACATTGACAGTCGGTGCGCTTCGTCAGCCAGCGTCGTGATCGTGCTTTTCAGCCGGTTAAACGCGACGCCAGCCCCGAGCGCGGCGATGGCGGACGTAAATCCTTGCAATGAGCTTGCCGCACGGCTGGTTTGGGTGCTGGTTTCCTTCATTTCCTCGTTCGCCGCGCTGAGACTGTCTTCCAGCTCCCAAATCTCCTTAGCCGTTCTGTCGGACGTTTGAATGAGTTTAATCAGAGCGGCTTCTGTTCTAAGGATTTGCTCTTGGAGTTTCGTCCGACGCGATTCGTTGAACGTGGCATCATAGCTTTTTCTGAGTTCTTCAAGCTTTTTTCTCTGAATCTCGATCCTGGCGTTTACGTTTTCCAGGGTTTGGGTGAGAATGTTGATCCGTTCTCTAGTCGCCGTTATTTTGTCCATCTCGGCAGCAGTTTTTTTGCTTTGCTCGCCGAGGCCGGCAAACTCCTGCTTTACAGCCCGGATTTCCTGTTTCATCTGGTTAGCCTCGGCGACCAGACGCGCCCGCAGTTCGCCAATCTGCACCGCCATTTTCATCCACCTGCCTTCATCCGCATGAGCAGCGCCTGATACTGTTCTTCCGCCGACTTCGGAGGCTCCGGAGGTGGTTTAGGGAGCCGCCGCTTGATGCGCTCGATGATTTCATCCCGCGCCTTTTTGTCCGCTATATGCGGGAAAGTCGATACGTCTAGCAGTTCGAATAGTTCCCTCGCCCGCTGTTCTTCGCACACCCGCAAAAGACGCGGAAGGTCGATCCACGCGTACTCGTTTTCGATCTCGTACTGCGTTTTTCCGAGAATGGCGCAGCACTGCAGTACGAATTCATCATGGGTTATGCGCCGGCCTGTTCCACCCGCTTGATTATGCTCTGCACGAACTGCTGCGCCACGGGCGGAATCAGGCCGCTCAAGTTTCCCAAGGCGGCGTTCATGTCATTCCTTTCCCACGTGAGTCGCAGGAAGTTCGTGCATTCAGCAATGCTGGCGTGTTCGTCCAGATACTCGATCGGGATGTCGCTCAAAAGCGACGTCAGTTCGTAAATCTCATCTATCGCAACGTCGGCGGCGGCCACAATGAACACCGCCCGTTCATTTTCTGGAGTCAGGAACAGTTTGACGAGGAAATCCCCGATCGTGCCAATGTGCTCGGTCAGCTTTTTCAGCCGCGTACGTGTCAATTTCGGAATCTCGACTTGCTTTTTGCCAAGCCACACGCGGTCTTTATGCATTAAACCAAACATTAAATTCACCCCTAAACTTTTCGTGATATATAAAAAAGCCACCCTTTCGAGTGACTTAGACAATCAAACTCAATTGTTGTGGTTGGTTTTGGGTCCTCCCATCGAATTCACCCGCCAGGTATCTGGCTTTGAATTCATAAACATCTTCCAAGGTCGTGTCGTTCCCGTAAATCTTGTGAAACAATTTATGCAGCTTTTTATTCATGGGTATTCCGACAATCTCGTCGTGTCGCTTTCGAAGTTCGTCTACAATCATCTTCAATTCGTCGTCAGTGTAATCGCGCAATTGCTTACCTCTTCGAAGCCCAAGTTTCGTCAAAACTTCATCCCTGATTTTATGAAACGGTTTTGGGTGGTGAATCTCGATTCTGTGGCTTTTCTTTCCTGTTATAGCGCACCTTTTATCAAACTTTTCTAGCCACTCCCATTTCCATTTTTCTACGTATTGCCTCAGGATGACATTTAAGCTGCTGACTCCGCCCTTCCAGTTTTGATTCCCAGATCCCATATTTTTTTCGAGTCCACAGTAATAACAACCATGTCCATTCCGAAGATTTGATAAGCTAATTGACTGCACAACATCCTTGTGTTTTTGGCAAATGTATCTTAACTTTTCAAAGTAATTTCCTCGGTACTCATTTTCCAGAAGAATGTACCCTCTTTTCTCAAAATCAGATTTGACAACCTCATAAGGCGTTGTCCTGGACCTGCGCATTTTTTCTATCCCGCAATAGCGACAACCCTGTCCTTTTTTCAGGTTTTTGTATGTTATCCTTAGCTTTTTATAAGGGTGATTCGGACATGAAAACCGCATCGGGGTTTTATTGTTTTTATATTGGGTTTCAAGTAATATATATCCCCTGGATTCAAAGTCTTTCTTCACTTGCTCGAATGAATATCTTTTCCTCATACCACATCTACCCCATACGTTTATTTCAACACAAACGTATGTTCTTGTTTAATAGAAGTGGCCCTCGGAAGAGGGCCACTTTGTTATGCTGTAGCGGTTATGTCCCCCCAGACATAAAGCAACCCGTACCGCGCCGGGTCGGTGCTCGGGTACGCGGTAGCGGAAATCGTGAACCGCAGGTTGTTGTCGACAGTGAAAGCGGCGTTCATGTCGAACTTGATGCCGCACGATTCGATGTAGATGAACCGGCTGGGATCATTCACGCCAAGCGGCTTAATAACAGCACGCCGGCGCGGCAGTTCCTTGCCGGCCAGGCCGTAAACCTCGTATTTGACCTTTTGCGAATCGGTGCCGTCGACGATTTTGTCAGCATTCGGGTTGAACTTCACGACCTTTTCAAAGTCGATGTCCGGCGTCTCGAAGTTGATCGCCCCGACAACCCCCGTCACGATCGACTTGACCGGCGCTGTGCCGAACTGGTCGACGGTCGGCTCAAAGTAGTTTGTCGTCGTCGTGAACGTAAGGCCGCCCTGTGTCACGTCGATGATGATGCCATCCGTTTCAAGCTGGCCTTGCTCGTCGATGCCCCACTCAAAAATGGCGGGGCCGGCATAAACCTTCGTCACGTCAGCCACGGATCATTCCCCCTTGTGAAGAACACAAAATTGGTTGAATACATCGGCCTGTCACCGCCGTCCAGCCCGAGATAGATCGGGTTGGATTGAAGTGCCAGACAAGAAAAGACATTCGCTTCGCCGACCTTGAAGTTCGCCCGCCGGTGCAGGTGATTGATCAGGTTTTTGGCAAGTTCTTCAGTCGAAGCCATGTTGGCGGGATTGGCTTTGTACGACTTGCCTTTTACGATCACTTGAAACGTCGGGCGTTCAGTCGGCACGTACTCGTGCGGAGGAGAGCCACCGGTTCCGAAGACGAAAAGGCACGGGTATTTGTTTTCTGGAAGGTCGGCTGGAATGAAGTTTGGATCCGGGTATACGGTAAAACCAGCGGCCGTCAGATACGCGATCAGTTCGCTCGCAAGCAAACGGCATCACCCCTTCAGGACTTCCGCCATATCGTCGAAGAACGCCTTTTCGTTCATGTTCAAGGCGTTTTCGAGGAACTTTTTGCCCGGCGCGTACCCGTTGTACATGCCCTTGCTGCGCGTTTTTTCGCCAGGCGTAAGTTCGATCAGCCGACCGTCTTTGCCATGCATGAACCCCTCATGCTGGACGACGGCGTAATGATCAACTTCCGGACTGGCGCCCATGTCAATGTGTACCCCATCGATGGTTCGTTGAATTTCGCCAACCACAAGAGCGGCTTCCAGATCGCCCGTATCCAGTGGAGCAAGACGTTTTGCGTCGTGGATCACCTTCTCAGCCATCGCTACCAGCTTTTTTTCGATCCGCTGATCCAGCTCGTGCTCCATCCGGTCCAGGTTATCGATGAAAGCGTCCAGCCCATCAAGCCGAATCTCAAACCTGCTGCGGCCGGCCATAGACGATCACCTTCTTCACGTCGTCGGTCCCGAGGAACTTTTTGACTTCGAAGTGCGCTACGTCGCACCGGACAGTCACCCCGAGCGCGTTCGTGTACTCGAAGTAGTCGTCGAAACCGATCGCGTGAGGCCCTTCCAGGTGGATGGTATAGGCGATCTGGACTTCCTCGCCGCGGGCGTTGCGGATCAGGCGCTGTTCCTCTTCCACCTTCGCGTCCTTCTCGGTTGCCGTAGGCGGAAGCGGTCGTCCCCAGTCGTCCTTTTCGGAGTGATAATGCACCACCTTCGCCGGGTACCCGAACAGGCTCATATCAGCACACCGCCAAACTGCTGCTGAGAGGCCAGTTCTTCCGCCGTCGGGCCGAGAATTTCACGCACAACGGGCGAGAGCGCCGGGCGTTCCACGTCATCCTTGTAGGTTACCGACTCACCGCCGTCGTTGACGGTTTTTACTCCGTGCTTCTGATACTTCAGTGCCGGGTCAAGCCCCTGAAGCTCCCAGACGGCCTGCAGAGCGACGATTTCGACGGAGAAGTCATTTGTATCGGGGTACCACCGCGAAAGGTTCCTGACGGCCTGTGTGACGGCCACAGCGCGTTTCTGATCGGTCGCCTTGTCCCACGCTTCGGAATCCAGCAGGTTCCCCGCGATCCAATCGCCGACCTCTTGAACGGTAGGCATGGCAATCACCCGCCGTCATCATCGGATTTCTTGCTTCCCTTGCCCTTCGTCGCTTTTTCTGCCGCCTGATACTGCTGCTCAACCGGATCTGCTGCAACCTCGGCAATACCGGAATCGAGAAGGCGCTTGGCGTATTCGGGTTTTACGTCTTTGATGACGTCCCCGGGCCGGTACCAAACGCCGTCGTGCTTGACGACGCCTTTCACCTTCAGATCCACGTTTCTTCACCCTTTCACGAGAAAGAGCGCCCCGAAGGGCGCCCTTCATCAGATCACCTTTGCCGACATGACGGAATCTGCGTACGGGAACACCGGGAACGCCAGGTTCACGCCGACCGTGCGGATCCGAAGCGGGTGCTTCGACACCAGGTCACGGAACACGTAAATGCCTGCGTCTCCCGTGGTTTCAGCTTGGATGCCGTCGACCAGTTCCTCCGTGGACGTCGCCCACAGGTAGTTGCCGAGCGGCCCATCAGGCAGCATCACGAACCGGTCTTGCGGCGCCATGCGCACCGTTTGGAATTGCAGCTTACCGCCAGACAGGGCGTCAACTTCGATGCGTGCCTGCGTGTCATACGCGATGATCCGCGGCAGACCCAGCGAATCCATCACAGCGTCAAGCTGCGATTGGTTCAGTTGCGGCGGCTCGGCCGTGCCGCTCGGGTTGCCGAAGTAGTGCCGGCGGATCGACAGGTTTTGCAGCAGGTACGAAAGCACCTGCCGACTCGTGAAGGCGCGCGTCAGCCGCACGCCGCGGTCGGCCTGGTAGTTCCACCAGGTTTGAATGTCCTGCAGCGGCTTCGATTCCGTCGTATTGCTCCACAGGCTGGTACCCGACAGTTCGGGTTTTTGTTCCGGCTTGTAACCGAAGTCGACTTGAACATGAACATCGCCCTCGACGTAGTCGATCGCGCCGAGAGAAACCGCCTGCATGGCGATCCATTCTTTCCGCGCGCGAATGGCGTCCACGCAGTATTGCGCGTCATTCAGTTGCTCGCGCACGATTTGCGCGACTTCTTGCCTGCGCAGGCCGCCGCCTTGCCCAGCCATCAGGAGCAGACGGATCAGCTTTTCGTCCATCCAGCGGCCGCGTTGAATCTTCGGGATTTCCACCCGTTGACCCTTCATGCCTTCACGCGAACCGTACTTCGTTTCCGTACCCAGCGCGGCAATTTGCGCCATGACCGGAAGGCGAGTTTCGCTCACGATGACGTCCACCGTCAGTTCGTCCGTTTGCCGGGAAGGGAACAGTGTTTCGTGCAGATAGTCGTTCGGAATCGAAAGGTTGCGCGCGTATACGAGCAGTTCTTCGCCCGACAGCGCTTCTTCCAGCATCAACAGTTCGTCTGCC